ATCCGTTACCCCAACGCGATCGGCGTTCAATACCGCCTGCCACTCACGGACCCTATCGGCTTTCGCCTGGAGCTCGGCGATCTCGGCCAGGAGGTCGCGGTAAGCGCGGATACCTCGTGTGACGGTTGCCTTGTTCATTTCGACACCTCTTTCTTAACCACGGCGGCCAGCACGGCCAGCCCGTAGATGTACCGCAGCACAGCGCTTTGAGCTACGGAGTCCTTGAACTCGTAGTAGTACCACTCGTTGTCGGCGCGTTGCATGACGTAGTCATCAACATCTTCGGTCACGGGCATGTCCGGAGCCTCGAGATCCTGTTCGTCATCATTGAAGGGGAGAGTGTGCCCGGTCGTGTTGACGATTCGTCCATCCTTCATGCCGCATACGGGGGCCAGGCTGGCGAACAGATCCAGGTCTTCGTCGGTTTCCATACCGCCTTCCAGCGACAGCAGAGCTATCTTGCCCGCGATAGACGGGGCGGCCTTCAGGAACTGGTATTGACAGCCCATCTTGCGAAGGGACTGCACCGCCTCGTAGGCGTGAGGGAGGACGATTGCGACGGCCGACTTGCGGCTTCGAGCCAGCTCAAAGAGCTCGGCCGGTGATGCGATGATTTTGGTCATGATTCTTGATCTCCAGGTGTTTGCCGGACTGCCCCGGCACTGTGAAAGTGTGGTTAGTATGAGGCTTGACGTTCGTTCTGTCAAGCCCCGTCCGACAGGTGATCACACAAACAGCGATATGTTACGGGCCAGCAACTGGCGCTCCGTACGAAACTCCATCGGAGCTCGCACGGGCATTGGGTCTATCTGGTAGGTTACGCCGTCGAAAACGACCAGGATGGGCTTGTGTGCGCCACCGTCCTTGCGGGGCTCGTAGTAGATGGCCCGCACGGTGTCCCGTGGCACGCCGCGGAACTGGCTCATATCGTAGGCGGCGCCGCAGTGACTGATCCACACTCGCCCGAAGGCGCGTTTGATGTTGGCCTCAGACCTCCAGTCGGCCAGCGTGCTCGACACTTCGGCCCGGGTTGCCATGGGCAATTGATCGTAGGACTCGATGCGATTCCAGATTTTCATGATTTGAATTCCTTGATGACGTTGTTGACTGCCTGGATGCTACCGTCGGTTGCCTCCAGGGCTTGTTTGAGCTTCACGGCCGTCTGGGAGTCCGTGCAGGACAGGATGCGGGTCTGGTTGCCGATCGTGACTTTCAGATCCGATGCCGATACGAACGAGACTTTCATTGATTTACTCCCGATCGTCGTTGTCGACGCGAGCTGCCAGGATCAGGGCGATGGCTGCAAGCCCGGCATAGCAGATGAGGAGAATGGATGACAGGATTGTGCTCATGGTTCATGTTCCTTTTGGATGGCGCCCGGGTTTCGCCCCCGGGCTCTGGCCGCCGACATTGCGTCAGCGCTGTCGATGGAGAGCATTCTCTCGCAATTCCGTCAGGAAGTCAACCAGCCGTTGCTCCCACACGCTACTCGGGTCGGTCTTGTCGGTCCAGCGGTTGACGACGACCGACTGGCGGTCGGCTTTGTAGATCAGCACGGGTTCGTGGGGGCCTGTTGCCTGGGCCAGCGCCTGTGCGCGCCACTTTGCCAAGAGGGCGGGCTGGATCTTGGCGTACCGCTTGCACTCGATGGCGTAGCCATCCACGGCTGCCCCCTCGAGGTCCCCTGGGAGACAGCCCTTGCGGTACTGCTCGATCAGCCGCTTGCATTCGAGGCCTGTGACCGCCTTGATTTCGTTGGCGATTTGCCGCTCGAAAGCGGCCCCTTTGTTGCGGCCGTTCACGGCCTTTTTCTTCGTTGCTTCCACGGCACTAACTCCTTTCAGACGCTATACAGGTTTGGGTTGTAGGGGCTCATCAGCAGGTAAGCCAGCCCCCCGCCTTGTTTGCCGATCTTGATCTTGCGGATCACGCCGAAGTCCCGTTCCATCACGGCCAGTACTCGGCTGATCATCAGGCGATCGTCCTGGCCGGCCTTCTTGATGATGCGTGACAGCTTCGGGTTGCGAGCCACAATGGCTTGCACAAGCGATGCGGGAAGCATGTTCTCGATCGGCTTATCCGCGTCAGCCAGGCCGTGCAAGAGCTCACTCTTCGGATTCGTCGTCACCTCGTCCATGCAGCGGTGCAGCGTCTCGCTGACGATTGTGCTAGTCGACTTGTCGGCCTCGGCGATGTCCTGCTTCATCATGTCAAGGTGCTTGGCGACGAACCGGATGGCCCAGGCGGCAATGTCCTCGGTTATCTGCGGGGCCATCGTGTTGTTGATGATCGCCACGGCCGTAGCCAGACGTTCGGCACGGGCGTGAACGCGGGCAGCAGCGTCGGCCAGCGTCTGCTTGCCGGAGCGTCTCCAGGCGGCGGCCTGGCGAGCGCGCTTCGTGTTGTGCTCACGCATCACGCGCTCGGCCTCGCGAGTCATCTGAACACGATGGTAGGCAGGGGCCTCGCTGCCCGCAACGCGGTCTTGTAGGTTGGCTAGCCGGCGGATCGTCGACAGAGTCGACTCGGACAGTGCCCCGCCCGTGCCGCGGATCATCTGCATACCCTCGTACCAGTTGACTACGGTCAGGCGCGACAACAGGCCGGAGCCGGATGCATCCGAGGAAAGCAGGTGTTCCAGGTACGCCGGCTGCGTGTCAGCGATCATGGACAGGTAGTAGTGACGCGGGATCTGTGCACCAGCCTGTGTCAGCGTCAGTTCTGCCGGCGAGGACGGCGCGCGGTCGAACATCTGAATGACCTGGCGAAGGCCGACAGAGCCGACCTGATCGGAAGCCAGTCGGGCAAGGTCCGTGCCAATCTCTGACCAGTGGATCACGCCGGCGGGGATCTGTGACCGCAGCTTGGCAACGGCCGCCCGACCGCCGACCACAGAGGCCGCTACGGCACACGCCGGGTTGGCGTCCGAGAACAGGCCAGTGATGACGCTGGCGATGTTCTTGCCGGAACCCGGGGGGGCGCACAGGACGACATGGTTCGTGATGCCGAACGAGTCGCCGGACGGGCTGGAGAAGTTTCGTGCAGCCAGTCCGGACACAGCGGTCAGCAGGGATGCAGTCGCAAAGTCGGCGGGCACATCGCCGCGGACGCTGTTGGCCAGGTCCGACACCATCATGCCAGCCAGGCCCGGGGGTAGACCGGCGTTACCGACTTCCTCGGTCTCGACCACAGCAACCGTATCCTCGATAGCCGGAACCTCATCCGGGCGCCCGTCGTTCAGCGCGTCCAGTTCGCCGGACATGGCCATTTCAGCGGCCATGGCAAACATCCGATCCCAGTCGAAGGCAGTCGGGGCATCATCCGTTACATCGGCCTCTACCCTTACCGCTTCCTGCGAGGCAGCTTCATCGCTTAGTTCCTCGATCACGCCATCCTCATTGACCGTGTAGCTGGTCTGTGACGATTGCCCGGGCTCCGACTCCGCCCTAGGCGTGCGAGCCTCAGCCAACTGCTTGGTCAGCTCGGCAACCTGTGCCGTGAGGGTCGTCACTTGGTCCAGTAGGCGCCGGATCATTGCATCACGCGGATCAGTCTCTACCACCTTCGCCTCTATCTCCTGAGCCTTGTCTGCAGCCTTGGCGGCCGAAGTCTCGGAGTATGCCATACCCACGATGGCCTGAGCCATATCCGAGTACTCAGAGCCTGCGTCGCGACTCCGGCGGACGGAGCCGATGGTTCGCTCGACGTAGTTGGTCTGAGCCTTCTGGCGCTGACCCAGCCCTGATTTGCGGAATGTCGCGGCAACTACCGCGTCATCGTCCGTGGCGAAACACAGGGCTTCGATCAGGGCCATATCGGCCTCGGACTGCGATGGGTAGCCCATGGCTTGCCAGCCACCCTTCCACAGGCGTTTGACCTTGTCCTGGCCCCACACACGCTTCAGGGCGGCGCGGCAAGCCTCGTCTGAGGCACCACCTGTGACAGCGGCTACGACAGGCTTAGTCGTATTCTTCAGACCGCCCAGGCGCTTCACCAGGCGATCGATCTTGTCCTGGCGCTCCTCGACCGTGTCCCATCCATTGATCGTGTTGCCGGTCACGATGATGAATCGCTCCTGGCCATAGACCTCAATGTCCTGCTTTGCGTCACGGACGCCGCCCGCCAGGTTGGCTCGCACGAAGATGTGCGTGCCACGGCCAGAAGACGACGTCTCGGCATAGGAGTCCAGCCACTCGACCATGGCCATCTGGTCGCCGGCGTAGTCCTCGTCCATGTCGATCACGGTCACACCGCAGCCAGGGGTGAGCAGAGAGCCGATACGGGCGGATGGGCCGAGAGACTTTGCCCGCTTCCAGGCCTCGGCGGCCGTCATCCAGCCACGCGTGTCGGTTGTAGAAAGCGGCATCCACCCGCCAGAGGTTGGTGAGATGCCCCAGGGGCGCTTGTCGCCATTCGCTGGATTGCGAGCGACCCCCCAGTACTTGATCAGTCGTGAAAGCTTCATGTAAAACTCCGCAGGGAATCCAATACCGCGCATGATACACGGCCATTGCCGCTCAAGCAACCTCCATTTGTCGGATTTGAAAAACGGGAACCCCGGGCTCGGGCCTTTTGCTCTTCACCAGTCTGATTGGCGTCAGACCGGGCTCAGAGTGCCGCGCCATTGTCCCGGGGTATTACGGACACAACCCGCTCCGTTAGGTGGCCACAGGCGCCCGGCCGGAACCGCCTGTGATCGCCAATAGCCGCGCCAACGGCTACTGTCCGGAGATTGATGCTCGCCAGCGCAAGCCTCCGATGCTGGCGGCGGTACTGCCCCGTGACGGAGTACACGGTTGCTGCTGGAATCGTCGGAATCCCTGTCTCCGCGACAGGCCCGCCGTTACGCACGGTCCGCCAGCTCGCCTTATCACCCTGCGCCCCCTTCGGGGTAGCCAGACTCGGTGCCTGCGGCTTTGGTACTGCTCTTTGGCGGATTTAGGGCCCCAGCCTTACCACCGGGGGCTCATTCCGACCGCCACGTTCTGTGCTCGATTGTACCGCTTGCCGGAGTTAGAGAGGCCCCACGCTTTGGTTGATGCTCCGCGTATCGCCTTGTACCCGACCGGCCGTCTTTACCTTTACCGTTTCAGCCCCGTTCCCAGTCTTTGCACCATCACCGCCTGGCTCGCAGGCGTCTACACGTTCAATTCCGGGGCTTCGCATTTACCGCCAGCTCGGCTTGCCCGGTGTGGCTACCTCGCTGTCGATGGAGTGAACTATACGCGCCTGGCGCGGCGCTGTCAATACCTGTGCGATCACACGCCGTTGATCCCCCGACACACACACACACCGGCATGGCGATCGCGGGGCAATCACGCGCCACCGAGACCGCGGGCGGACCAGCTTCTAACATACCAGCGGACGGATTCCCATTCGCGTTTGACAATCATTTAACAATCACCTCTATAGAGTGAACCCTATTAAAAAAGCAAGTTTCCATACCTTAGACCCCATGTTAAATGTAACGAAACAAAAATTAAATCGTTCAGAATCAATGGCTTAGACGAAAATCCTGTTACATCTTTAGTTGTAACAAATCGTAAGCATACACTTTGTTACAACTTGAGAACTACTCGCAATTAGGTGAATACCTGTACGGGCATACAGTGTAGATGGGCGCGCCCAGGAGGCGTCCAGCGCGCGGCGGAACTGCGTCCGGATGGTAGAATTGTGTCCGGTACCGAACCCCGGAACGTCAATGAAAGCCCACCTGCCGCCCATTAATGAGACGGCGCTGCGAGAGAACCCGTGGCCCGACATCTTCCAGTCGACGACACTGGAAGACTTTGTTGCGTCCTATCTGATCGACTACAACGGTCGGAAGGCCTTGCGCCGGCTGGGCCTGTGGAAGGGGCGCGAGGCCCAGGTTGCCGAGATCCTGCTGGACCGTGATGACGTCCAGAACGAGTTGTCGCTCCGGCAGCTGGAGATCACTGAGGCCAACATGGCCGCCATTCGTGCACGAGCCATGCAGGGGCTGTACCAACTCGCCCTCGGGGCCGAGTCCGAGTCAGTGAGGTTGCAGGCCCTGGGGCGTTTGCTGGATGTGACTGGAGGCGCTGCAACAAAGACTGAAGCCATGGACCTGTCCAACACGGAGTCTGCCAGCATCAAGGAGGCTCTTGCCGTCATCGGCAGGGCGCCCGTCCTGTGAAAGCCGATGTACTCGCCACTCAGCTGCTCAGGGAGTACGCTACCCGCAGTCTGCGGAATTTCGTGGGCGTCTTCTGGCCCGTGCTCGAGAATGACCGCCCCATCGCATGGGGCTGGGCGCTGGACGCCATGTGCGAGCACCTGGAGGCCGTGTCACGCGGGGAGATCACACGCCTGGTCATCAACGTCCCACCGGGCTCGATGAAGTCCCTGCTCGTGTCGGTCATGTGGCCGGCGTGGGAGTGGGCGTGTGGCCGGCCGAACCTGAAATTCATCGGTGTCGCGCACAACACGCAGCTCTCTGCCCGTGACGCCCGCAAGATGCGGCGGCTCGTGCAAAGCACGGAGTACAAGGCTCTCTTCCCTCACGTCGAGCTGACCAAGGATCAAAATTCAAAGATCAACTTCGAGACGACGGCCTATGGCCAGCGCGTGTGCATGGCCTTCCGCAACATGACCGGCGAGCGCGGTGACCGCGTGATCATCGATGACCCGATGACCGTGGAAGACGCCTTCTCCAGGGCTGCCATCGAGGAAGCTGGTCGGATCTTCAACGAGACCGTGCCGTCACGGGTCAATGATCGCAAGTCGGCCATCGTGATGATCATGCAACGGATCCATGAATCGGATCCGGCCGCCATCGCCCTGTCCGACCCGGCCTACGAGAAGCTGATCATCCCGATGCGCTGGGACAGCAAGTTCGTCAACAACACCAAGCGGTTCACGGACCCGAGGACTGGCGGCCCTGAGGGCGCCCTGTTCTTTCCTGAGCGGTTCGATGCCGCGGCCGTGGAGGCGCTGGAGCGCCGCCTTGGACCGTACGGCTCCGCCTCGCAGCTCCAGCAGCAACCGGCCCCGCGATCTGGCGGCTATCTCGACCCCTCTAACATAGTGGTGGTGCCAGAGGGGTCCGTCCTGCCTCAAATGCGACTGTGTCGGGGCTGGGACTTGGCTGCTACGGAGGGGGCAGGCGACTACACGGTCGGAGCTCTCGTGGGCATCCATGACGAGACCGGCAGGGTCTACCTGCTGGACGTCGTGCGTGGTCAGTGGGGTTCCGCCAAGGTGGACGCCACGATCAAGCGGACCGCCGCCATGGATGGCCCGTTGGTCGAGCAGTCACTCCCGATTGACCCTGGCGCTGCCGGCAAGCGGGCTGCTGACCAGTACAGCATCGCCCTCACGGGGTATGCCGTCCACACCTCACGCGAGACCGGCGACAAGATGACCCGTGCCAGGCCCTTGTCCTCGATCGTGCAAGACGGACGCTTCCACGTGGTGTGCAACGCAGACATGGCCCGGCCGGTGCTGGACGAGTTCGCAGCAGCCCCCGTCGGTAAGCACGATGATACAATTGACGCCATCTCGCGCGCCCTCAATCGACTTACTGAGACGGCCGCCTTCCAATTGACGGGGCTACTGTGACTGACACGACTGCAACCATCACCCAAGACGGAGCCTACGAGGACGTCTTCACCAGGACCGGACTCACGCCGCTCGATTGGCGCGATCGTGGCGAGGGGCTCTCTCGTATCTGGGGCATCCTCCCGTGGGCGGCCGTGAGCGGCTGGAGAACCGAGCACAAACTGGCCTCCAAGCTGTCTCGTCAGGCTGCCCGCGCGCTGGCTCGCGCCGAGCGCGATGGCGAGTCCATTCTGCTGCAATCCGGCCGAATCCTGAATCGTTCGACATGCTCCGTGGTGCGGAGCGCAACTGTCGGGGAGAACAAGGGCGACCCGGTTGAGATCATCGTTGACAACACCCTGTACACGCAGGGCGAGTTCCTGGTGCTGAAGGGGTTGATGGACCGTGATGGCATCAAGGCCGCAGTCAAGCGCTACCTGAAGGCCGTCGACATGGCTGTTGCCGGTCTGGAGCGATCACAACAGCCCGTGCACAAGATCCCCGACCTGTCCCGCTATCTGCAGACGCCCAACGGGCGCCAGCTGGTGGAGCAGCGTATCGCCCTCGTGGATGCCGCCCGCGGCGTCCGCAACACAGTTGTGATCGACGGCGCCGAAGACTACACCATTCAGACGGCCCAGATGTCGGCCGCCCAGTCGACCATTGAGGCAGCCCGCGAGACCGTGTGCGCGGCCTCCGGGGTTCCCGCCCGCATTCTGTTTGGCGACGCCGTGTCCAGTGGTCTGGGTGCCAATAGCGGCGAATCACAGAACTGGAAAGCACAGGTCCGACAGTACCAGGAGACCCAAGCTGCCGCGGTGCTGGAGTTCCTGACCGGTCAGCCGGTCGAGTTTGAGGACCTGACACGGGAGTCGCAGGCCGAGCGCGCCCAGCGCCTGGAGCGGATTGCCTCAGCCTTGGATCGCCTGCTGTCACACGGGGTGCTGGATAATGAGCAGGCTCGCAACCTGCTGACGGAGGAAGGCTTCAATGTCTCGGCGTGAGCAGGGAAAGAAGTACACCGAGTGGCCGAGCGCCGTCGACTACACCAAAGCCCTGAAGAAGACGGTCAAGGCCGAGTGGCCGTTCATTGACCTGGAGGAGGTGGGCAGCGTTCGCGGAAAGCTGGAGTGGTTCCATATCTACCTGTCCCGGTTCAATGACCGCCAGTTCCGGATGCTGGTCAAGTCACGCACGGGGGTGGAACTGCCGCCCTCCATGGACTTCAAGGGATTGGACGGCAATCAGCGTGTGCGCGTCGAGCGCTGGCTACAGGCCGAGCGTGACCGTTGGATCGCTGAACAGGTACGCCTAATCGGCTCCTTGACCGACCGGCACGCCGAGCGGGCTACTCAGGTCCTGACACAGTGGGCCGGGCAGCCGGAGAAGATCAAGGAGGAGCTGGTGCGGGTACTTGGCATGGCCCACAATCGCGCCGAACTGATTGCCGAGGATCAATTCAACAAGGGTACGGAGGTTCTCAACCGTGCCCGCTACCAGGCCATGGGATCGATCACGTACCGCTGGATCAGTGAGCGCGACAGCCGTGTGCGCCCGACGCACCGCGCTCGTGATGGCGAGGTCTTCAGCTACAATGGAGTAACGAACCCTGGCTGGGAGATCCGGTGCCGCTGTCACGCCGAGCCGATCTTCCCCCGCAACCTAAACCACGTCGAAATCGAATGAAGCCACACAAAACGCCGGAGGGCTACATCATCGATACGCCTGTGATTGCCCGAACCGGCATCCAAATGTACCTGCGCGACGGTAAGCCCGTGGCCGAGTACAGGCCGCCCGAGGAGGTATTCGCTTCCGAGTCGCTGGCGTCGTTTGTCGGGCGCCCGCTGACCATCGATCATCCGTCGTTCATGGTTCGTTCGGATAACGTGCGATCCGTTGTCGTTGGCGCAATCCTGGGCGAGCCCTGGAGAGACGGCCAGAACCTCCGGGCGCGCGTTGTGGTTCACGACAAGCGGGCGATCGACCTGATCGAAAGCGGCTTGAAAGCGGAGCTTTCGGTAGGGTATACTGTCGAAACGATTGCAAAGCCGGGCGTGACGCGGGAGGGCGTAAAGTATGACGCAATCCAGCACAACATCCGCTGCAATCATCTGTCAATCGTAACGCGTGGCCGGGCGGGTAATGCTCGGTTTACGAAAAAGGAGTTCCCGCTAATGGAAGAAACCAAAAAGGACGGCCTGAACGTCGATCAGCTGCAGGCGCGTTGCGACGCCCTGCAGGCCGAGGTTGAGCGCCTGAAATCCGAGACGAAGCCCGCCGAAATCACCGGCGAGCAGCTGGCCGAGATTCGCTCCCAGATCGAGGCTGCTGTTCGGGCCGACGTGGCCGAAGAGTACGCCGCCGCCGAAGTGGCCAAGCAGTTCGGCGTGAAGCCCGAGGGCTCCGCCATTGCCACGATGAAAGCCGTGCTGGTACATGCCCAGCCCAGTGTTAAACTGGATGGCAAGTCGGATGAGTACATTCGTGCTGCATTCGATGTCGTGAAGACTGTCCGCGCCGAACCCGCAAAGGCGGAGTCCAAGCCCGTGCAAGTCGCCACCACCGCATTCTCTTTCCTGAAGGCCTGAAATGTACAACATCCCCAAATCCAGCCCGGGCATGATCCAGCACGGATACTCGCCCACCGCAATCGAAACGTTCCCCGCCGGCGCCGAGATCCCCTTCGGCGCTGCCGTGATGCTCGATACTAATGGCACCGTGGTTGAAGCCACGAACGGCAACCTGATCGGCTTTGCCATTGCCTCACACGTGTGTGTCGGCCAGGGCAAGTACTTGAAGGGCCAGCCCGTCGGCGTGCTGACGCAAGGCACCATCACGGTTCGGGCCTCCGGCAAGGTTGACGCCAATGCTCGCCTGAACTACCACGGCTCGCAGAAAGCCGTGATGGCCAAGGCCACAGGTGGCAATGAGCCCGCCTTCTTGAGCCTGGTTGCCAAGACCGCAACCGCTTCTGGCGGCGTGATCGACGTGCAGGTTCTGACCGTCAAGTGATGTCCAAAGGGGCGCTATAATGCGCCCCATACCCCTTTCTTCCGTGAGGAAACGATGTCTGAACTGATCAAATCCCTGCTGAACCTGGATGACGCTGGCAGCGCCCTGGTGTCCAGCAAACTGCAAGCCGTGTACGGTGGTCTGCTCCAGCAACTGGCTGTGCAACCCGAAGCTGTCCGCCTGTTCCCCGTCCTGGGCCAAGGCATGGGTGCTCACACCTCGGTCGAATCGAGCGAATACGACTCCTACGGCCGCGCCCAGATCGTGCACAACAAGTCGACCGACATTCCTGCCGCCGACATTGGCAAGATCAACCGCAACGCCAACCTGTTCCAGATCGCCAACTATGTCTGCTTCAGCACGATGGAGCTGGAAGTCGCTGCCCGCACCGGCTCGCCGCTGGATCAAGGTAAGCATCAGGCCGCGATGATCGCCCAGGCCGCCGAGATCGACCGGATCTTCTGGCAAGGTGACGCTTCGTACGGCATCACCGGCTTCAATGGCTTCTCGTTTACCCAGACTGAAGTGAAGAACGACGGCACCGGCAACAGCAAGCTGTGGGAGGCCAAGGGCGCCGCCGAGATCGCTCGCGACATGCGTGCTCTGGTCCGCTCGATCGCCGTCAACACCAATGGCCTGGTTCGCGCTGACAACGTGTACCTGTCGCCGGAAGCGCTCGAGATCGCTGCCACGAAGAACATCAACGGCAAGACCTCTCTGCAGCTGTTCGCCGAAACGATGCCTGGCGTGACCGTGACCGAATCCGTGGCGATGAAGACCCTGGGCGGCAAGGACATCCTGGCTCTGTACAAGTCGGCTGCCGTGGGCGGTATCTGGCTGCCGATGTTCGGCTATCGTCACCCCGAGCAGCGCGAAGGCCTGGGCATCAAGACGATCTTCGAAAGCCGTACCGCCGGTCTGGTGGTCGGTAACTCGAAGGCGATCGTGACCGCCACCGGCATCGTGTAAACTACACGGTGAGCCCGAAAGCCCCGCTTCGGCGGGGTTTTCTTTTTTGGAGATACCACAATGCTGAAGACCTACCGCAACGACTATGACTTTGCCATCGTCATTGGCTCCTATGTCGTGCGCCCCGGCGACACGATCGAGCTCGTGGGGTACAACGGCTCGATGCTGACCCCCGTGCTGGCAGAAGAGTCCGTGATCGAAGAGCCTGCGGTCGAAGAGAAGCCCAAACGCGCCAAGAAGGCTGCTGCTGAACCGGAGGCCGAGTGATGACTGAACAGGAGGTGCTTGACCAGATCGCCGCCCTTGGCGAATCGTCGGCTGGCATGACCCTGTTCGTCAAGCTGGCGATGATGTGGGGCAAGTTGGCGAAGCTGCCGCCCGAGAAGGTGGCGTTTGCCGCGGCTCTGTATGCCCTGCACCTGAAGGCGACGCGATCACAGTCGGCGCAGGTGCTGACGGAGCGTGAGGGCGATCTGTCCCGGACCTACGCCAACACGCAAGGGGGGGATCCTCTGGGCTGGAGTTTCTGGGGCCGGATGCTCAAGGACTTGCTGGAGGCCGAGGGGCAGACGACAGAGTATCATGTACCCGGGTTCCTGGTGAGCCCGTACGTAGAGGGCGAAGACTGTGGCTGTAATCGATAAGCGTGCCACGTGGGACAGGATCAAGGCGGCGATCCTCCGGATGCCAACCGTGGATGTCGGTGTGCTCGACCCAAATGTAGCCGTCTACGCCGCTGTGCACGAGTTTGGCAGCAGCGACGGTCACACGCCGGCGCGCCGGTGGCTGACCAAGGGTGTTGAGGACAACGGCATGGCCGTGCAGGCGGCAATGGCGGCCACGGCAACGGCAATCCTTGACGGGCGTGTCAGCAAGGCCAAGGCTGTCGACAACCTCGGAGCAGACGTGGCCGACATCGTGCGGGCGCACGTCAACAGTGCCAACTTCCCGCCTGCACTGAAGGTAGAGACAGTTCGTCGCAAAGGGCACGCCAAGGCGATGGTCGACAGTGGCAAGATGATGCAGTCAATTACGCACAGGGTAAATGGGAAATGAGTCAGTTCAGACAGCCGGTGCAGTTCAAATGGCGCGGAACCGGGCGCTACGAGTATGGCCGCTGGGTTCCCGGCGCTGAAGTCGAGCGTGATATCGAGGCATCAGTTCAGCCCATGTCCATGCAGGATGTGGCCGATATGCCTGAAGGCGAGCGGTTTGGCCAGATGGTTAAGGTGTACACGGACGACGACAGCATCCCCGTCCACCAGTTCAGTCAGGACCGCGTGACGTTCACGTGGCGGGGTTTTGAGTGGGTCGTGATCAGCGATGAATCCCACTTCAGCGGCGTGATCGATCACCGCAAGCTCATTGCCCGCCGTGTCGTGACGGAGGATACGCCGTGACCGAACGCGAGTTGTATGAGGCACTGAAGGCTGCTGGGGCTCCGGAGGTGGTGTTCTCGCACCAGAATGCGCCGCGACCGAAGCCTCCGTACGTGCTGGTCGAAGAGACGTCGATCAGCCTAGCCCGAGAGATCTACTGCACCGACGAGGCTCGTAGGTACGGTGAGTTTGCCGTGAATTGCCGCATCCAGTGGCACGGCCCGCAAGCCGCGCACAAGCTGTCACTCCTGAAAGCCAAGACGCCGACGCTTCGATGGTCCGGCGACGTGCAGCGAATCCCGGCGTCGCTTGAGGACCTCCGGTGGGAGGACCGCGCCACCTGCGATGCCGCCTACCACCTGATAGAGCCGCTGAATGAGCCAGGCGGCGATGGTATCATTGACACTGTTTCCACGACGCCGACTGTAGATGAGCGTGCGTGGCCCGTATTCATCTCACGGAGGCCTTGAATGGCAACTCTGGACGATATCGTCTCGGTGGATATCCACCTGAACACGACCGGCGTCGGTCGTGCAAACTTCGGGACCATCATGGTCTTCAGCCGCAACACGGACTACGAGTCGGGCAAGGCCCCGGCAGCAAACAGTGTGTCCACCTACAACCGCCTGTCGGACGTGTCCGGCATTGTGGCCACTGGCACGGCCACGCACAAGGTGCTGTCGGCCATCTTCGGCCAGTCGCCGCGCCCTCGGCAGGTCAAGGTCTTCATGGCTGCCGTGACCGCCGGCACGTCGTGGTCCGCCGATCATCTGGCTACAGCCATCCAAAAAGATGCCGACTGGTATGCCGCCGTGATCGCTGGCGAAGGGCCTGACTTCCTGCCGTTCGCTAAGGCGATCGAGGCCGAGCGCCGTCTGTTCATCACTGATCAGGTCGAACCCAAGGTGATGAAGGCCCAGAACCTGTACCGCACGGCCGTGATCGTCGGTCAAGAAGGTGGCGGCACGACCGCCGGTGCCTGGGCCGCCAAGTGCCTGGGCTACGCTGCCGGCTCCGAAACCTGGGCGCTGAAGCAGCTGGCCGGCATCCCCGCTGCATCGCTGACCCCGCAGAAGGAGCGGGAGATTCTGGGCGACAACGGCACGATCTTCTCGCGGATGAGCGCAAGTCTGAACCTGACCCGTGGCGGCAAAGTCGCTGGCGGAGAATGGGTCGATGTGATCCGCTTCCGTGACTGGCTGCAAGACGTGATGCAGGGCAACCTAGTGGCTACGCTAATCAACCGTCCGAAGCTGCCGTACACGGACGAAGGCCTGGCTGTCATCGAGTCCTCGATGATCAAGTCACTCGAGGAGGGCGTGAAGGCTGGCGGCGTGGTCGACTGGCGTGACAACGGCGAAGGCCAGCTCGTGCGCGGCTACACCGTGACCGTTCCGCAGGCCAAGGACGTGCCGTTCAACATCAAGGCCTCTCGCGTCGCTCACGTGTCGTTCTCGGCCTACCTGACCGGCGCGATCCACGCCATCGAAGTAACCGGCTCCTTCACGTACGACGGCGCCCTGTAATAGACTAGAGGGGCTTCGGCCCCTCCTCACCCAAAGGATTCTGTAATGGCAATCACCCAAGCCTTCAACCCCGCTGACATCGTCGTGACCGTCGGTCACGTGACTGTCAGTAACCTGTCGGAAGACGACGCCATCGTGATCGAACGTCGCTCGGACGGCATGCAGTTCGCCGTCGGTCTCGACGGCAAGGTCGCGCCCACGCTGTCGGCCGATCAGACCGCCGCGATCAAGATCAGCGTGCTGGCCACGTCTGACACACACAAGGCTCTGCAGGCCTTGACCGGATACGGCACGCCCGCACTGTCCACGGCATCGATCCCCATCACCGTAATCGACAAGTCGAGTGGCACGCGTCTGGCCCTGGCTCCGGTCTGCTACCTGTCCAAGGGTCCCGGCCTGTCCATCAGCAAGTCACTGGGCTCCCGTACCTGGGAGTTCCTCGCTGAGCAGGTGCTGACGTCGTTCTGAGCTGCTATAATCGGCAGTATCCCGGCCCGCCGCCTGGCGGGCTTTTTTTTGGACAGGAACAATGCAAATCGAATCGATCATCAACGGCCGGACCTATCGATACATGCGGCTCAACGCCTTCGACGCGCACAAACTGGTGCTGCAGCTCGTCAAGACTCTGGGGCCCGCCCTGGGTTCCGTGTCGATGGAAGCCGATGTGACCGCCCTGATCGGCAAGCTGGCCGAGATCGGCGACCCTGTGCAGGGCATCGCCCTCCCGATGTGGCAGAAGGCCGCGATGACGTGTGATGGCAAGCCCCTGCGCTCCGAGGCTGATGTGAACGCCCTGTTCACAGCCGAGGATATTGCCGACCTGTACGAGCTGGCCGTGGTCAGCATCAAGGAACAGGTCGGCCCGGCTTTCACGAAGGCGCTCACCCGGTTTGGCGCCCATTCGTGAGAGGGCACGAGGATGGGGCGCTACCCGGCCGACTCCGGGCTGACATCGAGGAGCAGTTCGTGATCTGGCGCCCCATCCTTGAGGGCATGGTCTCCCTAGAGGCCGTGGAAACCGGGGCCGTTTCATTGGAACGGCTAATGCAACTGAACAGCCTGCTGGATATGCGGGCAGCAATCCAACGAGAGGCAGCAGATGATCGTTCGTGAGCTCGTGACCCGGCTTGGATTCCAGACGGATACAGCGTCGCTCCAGAAGTACGAAGGGGCCGTCGATCAGGTCAAGCGAACCACTGAGAAGGCGGCGTCTGCCATGAAGGCGGCGTTCGCCCTTGTCGGGGTAGCTGGTCTGACTGCATTCGGCCGCAAGCTGGCCGAGGTTGGTGATCGCATCAGCACGATGAAGGATCGCCTGAAGTCGCTGTCACAGGGCGGTGACTTCGATCAGCTGGCCGACCGTGCACGATCACTGGGCGCCGGCATGGACAGCTACATCGATGGCTACATCATGTTGGCTAACGCCACCGACGGTGTGCTGGCCAATCAGCAAGAGGTGACCGAGATCCTGGACACGCTGAACGCCGGCCTGAAGGCATCCGGGGCGGACGCTGGCACAGCCGCCGGCGTGATGCGCCAGTTTGGCCAGGCGCTGGGTTCCGGCACTCTCCGCGGCGACGAGCTCAACAGCATGAACGAGGGCGCTGGCGTCCTGATGCGTGAGCTGGCGCGGGCAATCCTCGGGCCGCAAGGCACGGTTGGAGCCCTCAAGAAGATGGCCGAGCAGGGTAAGCTAACCACCGAGGTTGTGCTGGCCGGCATGCGGAAGATCGGCCCGGGGCTGCGCGCACAGACAGAGGGCATGGGGCGAACGGTTGGCCAGGCCACGCAGGGACTGCGGGACACTATCGACCGTGTGATCGCCCGCTTCGATGCGGCCACGGGTTTCACAAAGCGGCTGGCCGACGGGCTTGACTGGATGTCTCGCTCAATCGAGCGCGGCATCGAGTTCTTCGGCGGCATGGACACTATCGTGACGACGCTGGGTGTCACGCTGGGCGTGATGGCGGTCACGCATCTGCCGGCCGTAGTGACTGGCCTGACGGCTGCCGCCCGGGCCGCATGGGCCTTCATGGCTCCGTTCCTGCCGATGTTGGCGGCCGCGGCTGCCGTTTTTCTGGTGGTGCAGGATCTGTATTCGTGGATCCAGGGCAATGACTCCGTGGCAGGCCGATTGTTTGGTGACTTCAATGAGGTAGCGGACCGGGTGAGGATGCGGATCATGCAGGTCAAGGACTGGGTCGACGAAGTAACGGGCGCTGCCAAGCGGATGTGGCAGCAGGTTACAACTGTGGATGGCTGGAAAGAGATCGCCGGCAATGTGGGTAAGGGCGTCAGTGACGGCGCCAGTGCGATCGGCGGTGCCGTTGGGGGATTCGTGTCCGATACTGCGTCGTCGGCCTGGGCGAGCCTAAAGGAGACCTTCGGCTTCAAGCAAGAGGTCAATGCCACCACGACGATCAACGTTCAGGGCAAGGCGGATCAGGCTACAATCAACGAGATCGGCCGAGTCACGGAGCGATCCGTGAGGGGGGCCGCATCAGAGGCCGCAAAACGATGAACTACGTAATCGATGGAAGGTCGGGGGTCCTGAAGTCATGGGGAACCTTGAATGCCGATATCCGCCTGACGGCAGTGACCTTGTTTGAGGTCAAGGATCAGCGCAAGCTCTCGACATATGCCGGCGCATGGGGCGGCTTCGACGTGATGACCGGCATTGGCCCGACGGAGCGTGTCCTGACGGTCAAGGGCAGGGTGAGCAACGACCTATCCTCCCGGGATGCCACGGCGCGCGTGAGAGCTGTGCTAGACAAACTGATGGAGTCCCAGGAACCCGTAGCCTACATCAGCCCCGTGGCCAGCATCCCGCGTGGAATCCTGACCGGCGTGACCGTCACGCAAGCGGGTGTATCTGCCGTGGACGTGGAGCTGACGATACGGGCAGTGCGAACCGTGGATGCCGAATCTGTGGCCGGAGAGAAAGCGCCGCTCCGCGCCAAGAAGGGCGGCAAGGATACCGGTGGGCCGACTGCATCCAAATCTTCGCTCGCCGGAAGCAATACAAAGACGGCCTCAAAGCCAGCCGCTGACGAGCCAAAGGACAATCGGAGCCTGCTGGCCAAGTTCGCGGATTCGGCGTCTAGCACCCTCGATGGGATATCAAAATGGAAACCGTTCTGACGAGTTATCACACCGTGGATGGACAGCAGCACACTTGGGCGTGGGGCGGGGTTACGTTCCATGCTCGCTGGAACCGTGTGCTCTGGCAGTGGGTTGTTGTCGTACAGCACAAGGGGCGGCGAGCCCTGGGTAATGGGTCGGCCAAGGTTGCCACGGCCTCGATCCAGCACATCGGCGACGGAGTGTTCGAATGCAAGACGTGGTGATCACGCTGGTAGGCGAAGCCGGAAGTTACCGCCTGACAGGTGCTTGCAGCATGATTGAGGTCGTACGAGCCGAGGACGGCAAGGCCTCCGATGTCACGGTCAGGCTGCAGGATGTACCCCGGTCAATCGGCCAGCAGGCTACAGGAGGCGCATACCATACGGTGCGGGTCGAGCATTCGGCGCTTCCGATATCGGCCGATATCGTGACCCTGGACTGGGACGTTGTGCAAGGCGAACTGACCATTAGCGGCGGAGAGGATGCGGCGACCTGGAATACGAAGCGGGTCGCCCTGTCATTCCCTTCGAGTGTGCCACTGTCACAGATAGCCCAGGCCGTGGCTGCTGCCGCAGGTCTCCCCGTAATTGGTGCTGATACGGCAATTCTGCCGACCTGCCCAAGGACGTTTTCCTGCTTGTGGCGAGATGCCATGCGGCAGGTCTTCGGGCGCAAGTGGGCGGTCACAGCAAGCGGGGTCGTGTGCGGGGGTGAGGTAGCCTCTGTCACGATCAACGATCAGACTGCCTATGGAGTCACTGCGGTCAGGCGTGAGCGCCTCGATGACGGATCCGTGACCGTCAAGTCCACGGTCGTCCTCCCCCTCACGCCGTGTGATGTTGGAGCAAAGGTGTCCGGCCTTGTTGGCGAGATCGGTGTGGCAGGCCGGGTAACAAAGGTGACTCACGTGGTAACATGGCACGAATCTCTAACAACCATCGAGGTCGAGCGTGGCTGACGTACAAATCGTGACCGGCAAGATCCGGTCGGTCCAAGGAGCGCTGGCTATCGTAACCCCCGATGGACGGGGGGATGATCAGGCTCCGTGGCCCGATGTACACGACTGTCGAATTCTCACCCTGACCGGATCGGCGGGGTCCGCCTCTTTCGCGGGCGAGGACAAGACTAGCCCATACTGCCTGCCGTGCTCGGTATCAGCTCCCGGTGCCGTGTCGCTGCGACATGGCGTGTGCCATGTCACGGTCGGGCCATCGGCAATCTTTGTGCAGACCAAGGCGGCAACAGTCGCTGTTGGCCAATCGTCTGTATCCGTGACCGCCGGCACCATCAATCTGACGGGCAATGTTGTCGTGTCCGGCAACCTGGCGGTGGCAGGTGTAATGACAAACAGCGGCAAAAATATCGGCGCCGGCCACCGACACTCGAACGGCACGGCGCATGACGGAAACACGGGGGTAGTGGTATGAGAGACTTTCAGCTCAACGCTGACGGCGATCTCGTGGACGGCAACCTTGCTGATGATGACGAGTCCATCGCCCAGTCGTGCAAGATCGCCCTTCAGGCCTGGAAGGGCGAGAGCCCTCTTCAGCCGGAGCGCGGCACGGACTGGCACGCACTGGCCGCCCACGCCCAAGAACAGAATGCCGTATCGGCAGTCATCACCGCCATCGCCCGCGTGCGAGGGGTGTCAACATTCGGCATCACGGGTGTTAGAATTGATCCGGCCACACGGGGGGTCTCCGTGGATGTGCAGATCAACGGAATAGGACAGACGATCGATGTTTGATGTGACACAAGGCGCTCCAAACGTCGCCGATATCCGGCGGCGGCTATCGGAGCGCATCACAGCCACCGTGCCTGACGCGGACACGGGCAGGGACTCGGTTCTTGGTCAGCTTCTGGATATTGTGGCCGAGGAAGCCGCCCTGTCCTACGAATACGCCGAGTACGCCTACCTGCAGAGCAGGTTAGCTACCGCCACCGGCGCCGCCTTGGACGACATCGCGGCCATCGTGAATGTCCAGCGCCGGCGTGGTACACCGCCGTTGTACGCGGCCTTCGTGATCGGCGCTCCGCCCGATGTCATCAAGTTTAGTGACGGCTCCACCGGTCGCATCACCAAGCGCTCGGCCGGCCGGTTCGGTTACCTGCGATCGTCCATCCGGTACCCCGGTGCGGCCGCCAACGAACCGTCGTTGATGTCGTCGATGTCACTGGTGGCTCGCGGTGACATCCTGATCCATCGCGACACCGAGTTTGGCGCCCCGCGTGCGCTGGAAGCCATTGGCGCCACTGACCTGTCGTACGTGGAGTTCAACATTCAGCCGTCCGATGTTACTGGCGACGGCTGGCAGGTGGTTGCCCCGAATCCGCCGATGCGGTCGAGCGGAAACGTGGACGACGAATCGGACGAATCCCTGCGTGCACG